CAACTTACTCCATTCGGTGTGTCTAGAGTAAGGCTGGCTAGCCCATCAGCTAACTACGCAAACATATACCTGCAATCTACAGCTAAGATGCTATTGCTAAACGCAGACCCTCCAGTTTTCAAGAAGTGCTCGTTTACTACACCTATCCGCCTAAAGCGTGGTGCTTTGTGGGAGACAGCCGACCCTAATGCTGAAGTGAAGCTACAAGAACTCTCTAACAGCACGCTGACGCAGTTTGAGAGTGTCTTAAACTTCGTAGACAACCAAATCTACTCTATTATGGGCGTTACCCGTAATAGTGTGCTTGGTGGCCAAGAGAGTGGTGGCGCATACCAAAACAAGGTATCCAGCACTATGGAAAAATCTGCCACAGATATGGCTACTACGCAGATTACCAACATTGTAGAAAATTTCATTCGCCAGTACGCGCTTACAGCACTTGACCTATTCATCAGCGAACAAGTAGGCGAAACCCCACTTATCGTGGACGACAAATGCAAAAACGCTATTAACCAGCTATACCCTGGTACGGTAGGCGATGACAACACAATTTTGATTAACTGGGCCGATTTCTACGCAGGCATAAAAACTTGGACTGTAGATATTGACTTAAGTATGAGTGGCGACCAACTAGAAGAGAAGAAGCGCGGTGATTTGCAAGATATGCTCACTGTATCCAGCCAAACCTCTGACCCTAACGACCCAGTTGCCCGCACCCGCAAGATGGCCCTAGAAGACGAACTGCTTAAAGATGTTGCGCCTGATGTAGCCAAAGCTACAGAAAACGTCCAACCACCACAGGCCCCTATGCCATCAGATGTCGCTGGACAACAGCAATTACCTGTACAGTCATAACCATTATTGACATATCAAGCCCGTTGTGCTTAAATGGTTCATATGAGTTTTCAGGACGAAGAACTAGGTTATATATCAAGTTCGCCATTGGTGGCGACACAAAAAACAGAAGCTACCCCGCAAGACGAGCGCGACTTGTCTACCTTAAAAAAGGTACAGGGTATGCTCGCTAAGGAAATCGAAGCGCGCAAAACGACTGACCGCTTAACGCTCGATGAAACTATTTTTACGGTTAAAGAACAAGTAGCACTTAATAAAGAAATTGCTATTATTCTTGGTGAAATCAAATTAACAGTTGATACAGCAATAAATAACGTAAAGGAGAAATATGAGTGATTTAGACGGTGAATGGTTAGAGGCTCTAGGCATCGAAGGTGAATCTGATAGCAGTGACGCAGATGATAAGGGTTCTGCCGATGACACCAGCTCAAACGACACCAGCTCAGACGACAAAAAAGGAGCAGACGATGACAAGGGAAGCGATGGTGTAGATGATGGAGCTGACGATTCTAGCAATAACGATTCTGGTGATGATTCTGGTAGCGATGATGCTGATGCCGATGGCGATGAAGGGCGCGAGACCGATGAACCTAAAGACGAGCCAGACCAGAAAGAGCTCACGAAGCAAGCGATTAAAGAGGCACTTGCAGAGTCTGAAAGCGAAAAAGCTAGCAGAAGTTCGCAAATCGGAGTACTCAAAGAAGAAGTAATCGAAAGGCTCTACCCAGAGGGTATTGACCGTCAGCTACGCGATAGCGATGGTGACCCCATTACTGGCATAGAGGACCTTACAAAGTTAATTAATCCACGGACCAACGAGTTATTCACAGACGAAGAAGCTGGTGCGTGGTTGTTAGCCGCACAGCAAAAGCTGAATAAAGATATAGAGGCTGTTGAAAAATTTGCCGAAGAAGTCGCTGAAGTGAACTACAGTGTTACTGAAGGCGCTAAGCGAGTAGCTGTAAAGTATGGTGCAATTCTTAGTGCTGACGAAGCTCTTAAGAATCGTTTGCTAAAGGCCTATAATGATACGCTCATAAAAGACCCAAAAACTGGTATCACATTACGTAACCCAGTTGATGTGGAAGAATTTTTTGACCTAGCACTCGAACCAAGGTTAGAGGCTAGAATAGCTGCTGATGAAGAAGCAAAGATTAAAGCAGCTGAAGACGCTAAAAAAGGCCAGCAAGACCGTGGTGACCTAAAGCCTAACGGTAAAAGTGAAAACCTCGACCCAGACGATAAAGAATGGGCCGAAGCATATAAGAATTATGAACAAGGAGTAAGATAGTGATAACTTTTGAAAATATCAGAACTGGTGAAAAAGTAGTATTTACTGGCGAGCAAGAAGCCACCTCTCGTAACGCACATATGGCTGCATACCTAAACGCAAGTGACTTGTCGCCTAACGCAGGTGTGCGCGGGCAAGACTTCGGTTGGCGCTTAGCCCCTGAAGTGATAGCTGAAATGGAAAAGGTGCGCCAAGATATGGAAGAGCTTGATAAGCTTAGCAGACGAATTGGCATCAGTATCGATGATATCCGTGACTTTCACATTTTGGCATACGTAGCAGAGAAAGACTTTGCTAAAGATGCCATTAAAGCTAAGCAAGTATCGGCCAACACCGAGCTAGAAGAAGACTACCGAGCACGTGTTAAAGCTGCTACAACAGGTGTTACAATAAGTAATGTTAATAATGAAGGAGACGCAACCGTGACTAGCGAAGAAGCAATCAAAGTAGGCCAAGACCTAGAAAAGCAAAACTCTAAAGCTGCAAAAGAAACCGTTAAGGCAGAAGTTGTAGAAGAGACAATCGCAGTCGAAGAAGCCCCAGCCAAGGGTGGCAGCGACAAATCAGCCAAGAAATAGGCTGCTATGCAAGTCCCAGCACACCAAATACCGCTGAGGGACTACCAGCTAGACTTCCTACGTAATATACGCAAGGTACGTCTAGCTGTTTTAGTATGGGCAAGGCGTGCAGGTAAGGACTATATGTGCTTCCACTATGCCGTGCAAAAGATGGTAGAGGAGCCGATGAACGTAGTAATCGTGTTCCCTACCGCAGAGCAGGGTTTTAAGGCCTTTTGGACTAACCTAGAAAACGATGGCTTCAAGACCCTGGAGCATATACCAAAAGCACTGATAGAAAGTCAGACAAACAGCAAAGACGATATGCGTATCACCCTAAAAAACGGGTCTACGCTGTTCGTGGTAGGTGCTACAAACGCTGACGCTATGCGTGGTGCTAACGGTAAACTCTATATCTTATCTGAATTTGTGGACATTCCTCAGGGTGTATTGGGTGTTATCAGGCCTATCGTTACAGTTAACGGTGGCCAAATTATTATCCAATCAACACCTAAGCAGGACGGTATATCTGGTGGTACTTTTAAGAGGTTGTACAACGCTGCTAAGAAAAACAAAGGCCAGTATGCCAGCTTCGTAAAAGCTGACCGCTACTTGTCGCCAGAACAACTAGAGCAAGCCCGTCAAGACTACATAGACGAATACGGCAACGACTTCTTGTTTAGGCAGGAAATGTTACTTGACTGGGGCCAATCTAGCTCAACCAGCTACTATGGCCACAGACTATCTGAAATGGAGAAAACTAAACAAGTCGGCCTACACCCATATAACCCAGATTACCCAGTCTATACAGCGTGGGACCTTGGTATGGCTGACAGTACCGCGTTATGGTTCTTTCAGTACTACAACAAGTCTTTACACCTGATTGATGCCTACGAAACACACGATGTGAACGATGAGGCTGTTATTAAGTTTGTGCTTGGCAAGAACTATACTTATGCTGGTCATTTCTGGCCTCACGATGGTGCAAAGCGTGATAGTGACGCTCAACAGCGTATAGACAAGGCCCGTAAAATGGGTCTTGCCAACACGTATCTACTGCAACGCAGAAACAAGGAAATGGGTATAAATAAGGTGCTTGAACTACTTAACCGCAAATCAACCACTATACACGCCCCTATATGTGGTTGGGCTGTGGAAAAGTTGAACCTATATAAGCGAAAATTCAATCCATACACAGGCGATTACGAAGGCCCAGACCACTCCACAGAATCACACATCGCGGACGCATTACGCTACGTGGCTGAGGCAATAGACCAGTTCTTTAACCAGACTACGGGAGCCTTTTACTACACTAACGCGGGTAAAGAAATGACAACTCATTCAGAGGAGTTGGTCCGCACGCATATATATAGTGAAGGCGAAGAATGGGCGGATTGGCAAAGCGACTGGTAAAATAGTTGACTTTATGCTACTGCTTATAACATAATACAAGTGTGTAACCCACACATTTGACAATAAAACTCGAAAGGAAAAATCCGTGGCACAAAATTACGGTAGAAGTACTTCGAGCATTATGGACGTTCCACTAAAGCGAAAGTCTGTTTTCACCCCTTATGTAGGTGACAATGGCTACCGTTTTGAAGGTCAGAACACCATTTATGTTCTAAGTCACGATAATGGTACTTTAGTAACTTATGATGAATCTAGCGCAACTGCACCTTTTGGTAGCATTGCATTGGCTGGCAACGCTGAGCAAACGCTTACGCTTGCTTACAACCAAGCTATGATTGCTCGTATCCAAAAGACCCAAATGCAGGACGTTCCTGTAAGCTCTTTCGCAAAGAGCTGGGCCGTACAGCAAGTGTACGAAGTGTTCATTCCAGCACACGATGCTTATTCGTTGGCAAAACTTAAGACTGCTCGCCCAACAGGCAACCGTCTTTACACAGTTGTTGCTGACTGGGCAACTGGTGCTGAAAAGCTTAGCCTAACCTTTGAAAAAGCTATTAACTTAGCTCGTACAAACGGTAAAGCTGAGAGCGCACAAATGGTTGCGTGGATTGGTTACGACTTTGCAGCAAACCTATCTAGCCAGATTAACTTTACTGGTTCAGACAAGGGCTACGAAGATGCTCGTAACGGTTACCTAGGCAAGCACAAAGGAGTAGCTTGTGTAGAAACACCAGACGCACTATTGCCTCTTAAAACTCACGTTATTATCGCTGACAAGCGTGCTATCGTGGCAGTTACTCCTAAAATGTCACCAACCGATGGCGAAGGCTATGTTGTCCTTGACAAGGTTCCTGGCTTCGGTGGTATCGAAATCCAACTTCGAGACCGTGGCGACACATTCGTATTGAACAAGAAAGCATCTGCTATCTCTACAATCGAAGTAGTGTAACCCTAGTTTTCGGGAAAGAATTAGAGGGGAGAAATCCCCTCTTTTTTTGTTGCGGTAATGCTATAATAAGCTTATGAATGAAACTCCATACTTAAAAGCCAGTAACGGGAGTGGTGAGCCACCCCGCGCTACCGTTACTGTCGCGCGTTCAATAGGGGCCACAACGTTAACAGTCGATGCGTTAACCAACTGGCCGCCAGAATTTATAGCAACTAGTGGGGTGCTGAACGTTACAACTGGAGTGCTAAACCCAGCTACTATTAAAGTTTTTAAAGGCCATATAGCTTCTGGCAAAATAGAAATAGATGCTTTTGCGCCTGGCTACACAGATGCAGGTAACTCTGTTGGTGATGTGGTTGTGCTTAAACCGACTACTTTGTGGTCTGATATAGTCGCTGATGCTTTTGACGAATTAGACACCAAAACAGCAACTAGTCTTAACCCAGACGGTACTCTGTCTTCTGCTGCAATGACGCAGATAGCTGGCAATTCAACTGTCAAGTCTCACAGGTCTATACCTCGCATACGTGTACAGGCTAGCCCAGCGACCCTAACTCCTGACATAGACAGTTATAACTACGAGCGTGTTACTGCCTTAACAACAGCTATTAACGTAGCAAATCCAACTGGAACACCCAGTGACGGAGAAGGTTTGCTCATAGAGATTACAGGTACGGCTGCGCGTGCAATCACCTGGGGTACAAACTATGAGGCAAATAGCCAATATAGTTTGCCACTACCATCAACAACAGTAACAACAAAGACGACTTTCGTAACATTCGTATGGTCAGCTGCACGTTCTAAGTGGCTGATGGTCGCATAAGGAGCCTAACCAATGGCTGATTTTTCGCTAGGTTCACAAGGTACAGGCCGAGTAGAGGCTTGGGAGAACTGGAATGGCTCTACCCAAGTTTCAATGCACTACAAACTATCTGTTTGGGTCGGTAACGCCTATAACGGTTACGGCCCTACTGCGGGCCCGTACTGGGAGGGTAGTCTTGGTGGCGGCCACGTTGGCAGTGGTTATTGGACATACTCCAACAACCAAGGCTGGCGTGTATTGCGTGAAATTGATGTTACTTTCAATAAAGACGCTAATGGCAACATTTCTATTGGCATATATGGGCACGTCAACGGTAAAAACGCACCTTATATGGGGGCTAATTCTGCAAGCTGGACACACTACCCAGCCCGTATAGGCATTGCACCTACGCACGCAGGACACATTGCCGATAGCATTTTAGTCACAACGGCCAGACTGGGTGCTGAAATATCGAGCGTTGGTCTTGGTACTAGCGCGAATATGACTATGTACATAAGGAAGCTAGGTGACGTTTCTTGGACAGACTTGGGCAACCAGGCTGATGTAGGTGGCTATAATTACTGGTATCCAACTGGCCTTATACCTGGAACGACCTACGAATACGTCACTAACTACTGGAACAACAACGGAGACTACTCACAGTCACCAATATCACAATTTAGCACGCTACCAGCTCCTGCTAACAGTAGAGCTATGTTAGGCGTACTGGGGATTAACTAATGCCACCAGCAGATTACATTGCTGCATCAGACGGTACCACCGAAGCTGTTCGTGCGATAGTTACCACTGAACGACTTGTAGGCGCTACTACGCTTATTGTTGATAGCGTAACTGGTTGGCCTAACAAGTTTATAGCTACCTCTGGCAGTTTAAACCCAGCTACTGGTCTTATAGATGACAACACGCTAACTGTGTTCAAGGGTCATTTAACTGGCTCTATTATTACGATTGATGAATACGCACCTGGGTATACGGACACTGGACACGGTGTTGGTCAGGTGGTAGTACTCAAGCCTTCTACTCTGTGGGCTGATTTAGTTCGTGCATATTTGGACGACCTGACTGATTTCGCAGAAGCTAGCACACACGTTGCTTTAGTCAAGAACGAAGTAGTTAACGGTACTAAGGACGGCTCAAACACAGTTTTTACTATAGCTGGTGAGGCCGTCACTGGGACTGTTGAGCTATACAAGAACGGTGTTAGGCAAAACCCTGGAGCTGGCAATGACTATACTGTCTCTGGTCAGACTATCACTATGGCTGTTGCCCCTCTGGCTGGGACTGTATTGCTTGCTGATTACGCAACTAGCACATCACAGTTCACAAACCCAAGCATCACTGGCTTGCGTATGAACGAAACGCCTGCTGGCACCATTAACGGTACAAACAAAGATTTTACGACATTGAGTTCTTATGTTGGAGGTACACTTGAGGTCTGGGTAAACGGTCTAAAACAACTCCCAATCACCCACTTCACAGAAACTACCCCCGCATCTGGCGTATTTACGCTTAGCGATGCACCACTTACAGGCGACAACATACTTGTTAATTATCACCACACGCTATCAGCTGGTATAGGAGATGCAGACACTGTAGATACGTTCCACGCTAGCGATTCACCAATGGCGAACACTATCTTACCCCTAAACGCCAGCGCTAAATACCCTATAGAGGTGATATCTAATCCTTATAAATTCTCTGCATATATGAGTTCTACACAAACTTTAACAAACGCTGGCACGTGGTATAAATTAAATTTCAATACAGAAAGCTATGATACTAATAATGACTTCAATACAAGCACGGGAACTTATACTGTTCCAATAACTGGATATTACCAATTTTCTGCAACAGCTTTAATGCAGAGCCAAGCAGGCAACCAATTTATACTATCACTAGGGTTAACTGGTACTACAGAATATGTCAGGTTAGAGCAAATACCTAACACGACTGGAGACATAACTGTAAGCGGTACAGTTGATTTATACCTAACGGCTGGACAAACGGTCTTTGTGTTAGCTTATAGTGGGACAGCTGGAAAAGTTATATATAATTTGTTCCCATATAGTAAATTTAGTGGAAGATTCTTAGGAGCTTAATATGGCAAAGCAAAAAATCAATCAATTACAACTAGACAACAACGTTTATGCCTATGGGACTATAGGGACTGAAAACGGTGGTGGCACTAAAAGTATGACCCAATGGGCTAGTAGCGGGATAACTTTTAATGGTAGCAACGCGTATACAGTAGTTACCCCTGGTTTATACAGGCTATACGCTCAACAACTAATACAAACCAACGGCTCTACGGCTATATATTTTGGCTGGTCTATTAACGGAGTGATGCTAGTCCACGGGTATTTAGTCCCCAGCAGACAAGATGACGCTATAGCGTCTCATTACACATTATTGGCAGCTGGAGATGTTATACGCATAAGCCAAACAAATGCTTCGGCTGCATCTTGGGGTGCTGTCCACTCGTCTTATTACATAGTTCTAGATAAAAGGACAGCATAATGGCAATAACAAAAGTATCATCTACACAAAGCAAAAATGACGGGCCAATCAAAATATTGTATTTGCGTGTTAATAACGGCACTGGGACTCGCTCCACTACAAGTAGCACTACGCCAGCTGCTCTAGCCTGCACTGGGGACACATCATATACGGCCCCATCTGATACTAACGTAGACATATTATTCACTATGGTGCAAATGTCTATGAATACAGCGGGCGTAACTAGGTGGCACTTGACTATAAATGGTGTGTTGCAGCAACCAGGGACGTATCACCACGGTACAAACTGGCTGGTGCAGACTATAACTTATAAAGTCTCAGTTAATGCTGGCCAAACAATAACCATAGGCTGTTCTTGGCTGCAAGAGGGTGGTGGTACTGGTACTGCTACAAACGATAGCGATGACCAAACGTACCCCAACGACATAACTGGACTTGTAATACCACGCCCATCGTGATTATGGTAAGATATGACTATGCCGAATAATAAAAATGACCTCAATGAATTGTACAGAATCCTTGGTAATTTAGAGGGTGGCCAGCAGGCCATTCTTGAACGTCTAGAATCTCAAGATGCGAAGTTAAGCAGCATCGAAACCCAGACTAAAAAGACCAATGGTAGAGTTAACAAATTGTGGGCTAGAGTGTTTGAAATAAACCCCCAGCCAGAGAACAAGGACTTCGAGCAAGCCTTTTCTAAAAATCTTTCTAGAGTTGCTTTGATAATGGCAGCGATAACAGCTGGTATAGTAAGTATAGGCAACGTAGTAGTGAATATACTTAAGGAATTAGGTAAATAGCGATGGTTGACCTCATATTAATACTTCTCCGTATATGGCTATATATTATGATAGTTTATATATCTATACGTCATTATAACGCCCACTCGGTGTTAGTCGATATACGGCCACTAGTACTTTGGGGTCTCGCAGGTTTTTTAATCACTATTGCATTTATGGTTCAGGCAACGTGGCTCATAACACTTTCGGGTGCGATGATGGACATTGCTCTGGCTTGGTTCATTTTGTCAATTAAAATAAGGAAATAAGCTATGGCAGACAATAGTTACGCAGTAGAAGTTAGACGAGCAAGCAAGGCAGGATATTTCACCCCAGCTGAAGCACGAAATTATTATGGTAAGTATGACCGTAGTGGTGTCACATATCACTGGTGGAACTCTCCTGACCGCATAGGTGGGGACGCAGCAGCCCACGACAGTATAGTGAACTACCTCAACGGACGCGCGGCAATCGGACAAGCCCCGACTGTTAACTACGTCATTAGCGAGCCTAAACTAACATTATGTATAGACCCAGAGAACGTAGCTTGGACCTCTAGTGCTGGCAACCCAACCACAATCGGTGTTGAAGGGACTCCTCATTTTACTGATGCGTATTACAGAAAACTTGGCTGGTTCCACGACCAGATGGAGCAACGCTTTGGTCGCACTCTGGCCATATTCGTTCACTTTGACTGGCAACCAGGCACCGCTTGTTCACCTCTAGTTAAGAGCCGTATCCGCCAAGAAGCTGACAAGTGGAAAGCTGAGCGCAATATACCAGCCCCTACCCCTGTACCAACTCCACCAAAGCCAACTACCACTCTGCAAATCTCTGACATACAGAACAAAAAAGTTCGCCTTATTCGCGAAACAAAACTATGGGACTTGGGCTTTACAAGCTGGGCTACTGCTAAGGCAGTTAAGGTCTTACCAGCTGGCACTATCATAGAAGTGTCTGCTCTTGCTAAGCACCCACTTGGTGGCAACTACTATCTGAGCGAGTATTCATACTCTAGGGGCGTGGGTAATGGCATAAACATAGTAGACTGTGAAGATTATGTAGACCCAGTTGCCCCACCGAAGGACACATCTGTTGTCCAACCACCACCAACTGCCCCAACCGTACCAGCGCCTATCATCACACCAACACCTACACCTGTACCAGTACCTATAGACGAAGAAACTGTTGGCTTATTGAAAAGCATAATCGCTAAACTTGGTGATATAATAAAATCAATAACAGACTTTTTAACAAAGAGAGGAAAATAGCCGTGTTACCATCAAAAGATTCAGCAACTTGGCGAGCAATTATAACCTCGCTACAAGCCTTTGTTGGCTTCCTATTAGCTTTAGTAGCCTTACCAGAAGTTATGGAATTGGTGAACCAATACTACCCAGAACTCGTACCCGTAGTGGTAGCTGGTGCTGGTATTGCTAGCTTTGTATTAAACTTCTTCCGTAAAGACGTAAAGAACTGGTAGTGCTATGGGAAAGTTTACAGTAGACCGAGGCACAACATTCACCATAGACATCGTATATAAGAAAAACGGTGTCGCAGCATCATTAACTGGTGCTACTATTCGCTTTACTGTGAAATCTTCTGAATTTGACACAAGTGCAGACGATTCAACAGCTTTAGTACTCAAAAACGTAACTTCGCACTCTGACCCAGAGAATGGCATATCGCTGATAACACTAGACCCAGTAGACACTGCCACTATCACTCCTGGTAAATACCGCTACGACATCAAAGTCGCAGAGGCTGGTGGAGCTGTATACAAAATAGACGAAGGCGTTTTGAAGATAGACGGTAGCCCCACTAACAGGTTGTCATAATGGCCAGTGACGTAACAATCACCTCCAACATTGTTGATGGGGCGGTGGTTAACACGTCTGTTGTTAGTAAGTCTGGCGTGCCATCTAATGTTTCTAGTGGCAACAATCTACAGGCATCTGTTAATACACAAACTACAGACCCCAAAGGGGTCACTAACACTGGTGCTCGTGGTCCAATAGGCCCGCAAGGTCCTAAAGGCGATACTGGCTCAACTGGCCCCATAGGCCCTCAAGGCCCAACTGGTGCTATGGGACCTACTGGCCCCGAAGGACCAACTGGTCCACAGGGCGAGCAAGGACCTCAAGGTGACCCAGGCCCCACGGGTCCACAAGGCCCTCAAGGCATACAAGGTCCGACAGGCCTAACTGGCCCAGAGGGGCCTACTGGTCCCGCAGGTGCAGACAGTACCGTGCCAGGCCCACAAGGTCCGCAGGGACCTACTGGTCCCGCAGGTCCGCAAGGTCCCGCTGGGGCTGATTCAACAGTACCTGGTCCACAAGGACCTACTGGTTTAACTGGAGCCACTGGTCCTAAGGGCGATAAAGGTGACAAAGGCGACACTGGAGCCACGGGTGCGACAGGTGCTACTGGTGCGACTGGCCCAGCTGGAACTACTGGTGCGACTGGACCTCAAGGCCCTACTGGCAACACTGGCCCACAAGGGCCGATAGGACTTACTGGCCCCGCTGGCCCTACGGGGGCGACAGGTCCTGCTGGTCCAAAAGGGGACGATGGCGATACTGGTCCTGCTGGAGCTACTGGGCCACAAGGGCCACAGGGTATTCAAGGACCACCAGGTGCAGACGGGGGTGACCCGTCTTTTGAGAGTGTCTCAAAAAACCTTAAGGCGTGGGACGCTACCTTTGGCTACACAGGGGACAAACTAACCACTATTACTTACGTAAGTGGAGCTGAAGAGATAGTCAAAACTTTTAACTACACAGGAGAAAAGTTAACATCGCTGGTACTTAGTGGCGACACGCCTGGGGGGATAGAATTAACAAAGACATTGAACTACACTGGAGATGCCCTAACATCAGTGGGCTATTCATAAGAATTATGGTAATATTTAATTAAGGAGAAGCTATGGCGAAGTCAAACGCAACAAGAAATGATTTAGTAAAATTTTACGCTCACGGCACGGCTATGCCAGCCTATGGCTCAACGTGGTATGCACACTTACACACCGCAGACCCAGGTTTGGTAGGCACATCAGCCACCAACGAGGCAACCTACACTGGCTATGCAGAAGTACCTGTCAGTCGAGATTCAGCTGGCTGGACTATTTGTGACCCAGATGGTACACCTAACGCAAATGGTACTGCATTTAAAAACACCGCAGAAATCACGTGGCCAGAGTGTACTGGAGTGTCTGATGACGAAATCCAAACTCATCTGTCTATCTGTAACGCTGCGGGACAAATAGTCTACAAAACAGCTCTAACAGCATCTATTAGAGTAAATAACCAAGATACGCCACGCGCCCCAGCTGGTACAGTTATCTTTAAGGAGGGTTAATCGTGGGTAACAGAACATTTACACAGATTCCACCAGACAGCACAGGCGATATGCTCGCTATGCGTACCCGCAAAAAGGGCGGTAACGATGTCCTTGAGCAGTCTGTCTATCTAGGCGAAGAAGAAACTTATTCTGCTGTCGCTGACGCAGTAGCTTTTGCTGCCAACAAGCATCACATTACTATTCATAACGCCACAGGTTCAGGCGTAACAGTTCGTGTACATAAACTTTTGCCAATTAACTTATCTATCGCAGCCGTTACAGGTGTAGGCGTAAGGATTGAAGTCCGTAGAACTGGTGGTACGCCATCTGCTGGTACAACTATCACCCCAGAAAAGTTTGATACTTCTAACGCTAACTTGCCTGCTGGTGTGACAGTGCGTACAAACGCCACAGTTACAGATGGTACACTGCTCTTCCCGTTTGCCCTAAACAATGACGAAATACCACTAACTGGTCTACAGGGCAACAACCAGATTCGCAACATTTTCTACGATGATATAAAAACTCAACCGTTTGTGCTTCGCGAAAACGAAGGCTTAACCGTTAAGCAGCCAACATCTACAACCGTTGGTTCGTTTGCGTGGCTATTAGTATTCTCAGTAGAAGCAACCTCAACGGACGTATAACGTTATGCCATTAGCAGTACTCTATGGACACATCTATAAGGGTAAGGCTACTTTAGCAGCTGTTGACCAAGTCGCAGTGGAAGAAGTGGCCTCTCTTAAGAAGTGGCAAAGATTAGGTGCTGTTGACCAAGTGGTTGTTACAGACCAAGCCAGAATAACAAGAATGATTGGTGAAGGTGCCATAGACCAGATAGTGGTACTAGACCAAGCGTCACTAAAGCAACTCGCAAAAGTTCAAGCAGTAGATAGTATCGGTGCAAGCCCATCTGAATATGACATTGCCCAAGCAACTTGGTTAATGCTATTCGCTTATGTAAATTACCCTGGCACTATGGCCGAACTAGTTGGTAAAATAAAAAATGAAACAGGGTTAATCCCAGGGGCTCTTTAGTGGAGCGCCCGCAATGGCACCACATAATTCACTATCGCAAGTTACACGAAGCAACACCAGTCCACAAGATATTCAGGTATAAACAAATGGGTCTGGTCGCTTTGATGGGTGCAGACCCTCATCGTGAATTACACTCTAATACTCCAGGTGTGCCACCGCTAGACATATTTGCGCAACAACGAGTTGCCAGTATATATAAACCCACAACAGATGTGCTTCTAAATATGGAGCTATATATGCGGGCAATAGAGCAGGCTATGGCCTCTCCTAAGTCGCATAGTATAGAGCGACAGGTAGCTAGCCTCGCTATACACGCAGTGGACCTGCAACGGCCATTTGTGCGTGAAGGTTTAATACTGCCAGAATAACAAAAACCCCCGTTATGCACGGGGGCGTTTTATTTTGCGAAACTTTTTAGCTGATTCAAGCTCTTCGTAATAAAGAGGGAATTCAGCTAGGTTGCTATTACTCAAAGTCTAGGGGCGAACCCCCTGTGTGCCTCGTTTAACTGCACCTATTATTATAACAGGTTTGGGGGAGTTGCACCCCCATCTTCTGGTCTCAGGCCATTTAACCAGTGCTCTACTATTAAGCTATCACCTGATGCGGTCAGGGGCCCTCGCATAGCCCCCGACCAACACCTACCTAACAGACCTCACTCTGTTAAGCCAGCCTCTACCGCCAGCATACCTAGCATACGCTTAGCAACTTCTACGGCTCGCTCAGCATCTTCTAGACGCTGTAGCCAGTGTTCACGTTGCTCAGGCGTTAGCTCCTTAGGAGCTGGAAGGTAGACTAACTCGCCCACGAGTTTTCCTCATTCGGTGGGCTCGCAGACGTTGCCTATAGCCCATAACTATTTTTTGGTTTGGAGTACCTGTTTTCTTACTCACTGTGTCTCCTTTGGTACAAATAGTACACCATTAATTCTTACGGATATTATACCAGTCTCATCGGCCACAATATCACTAAGCACCCATTCTATCTCGTGTGGATTGGGCATTACCTAAGCCAACCTTTTTTTACTGGCTGTTCAAACGTACCATCTTTTACAACTGGTGGCACGCTTTTAGTCTGCCACGCCTCTACTAATTTTAGTATAGCGTGTGTGTTTTTGTCGATACTTGAACAGATAGCACGAGCATCTAAACTGGGTATAATTTGGTGTTCTGGGCGTGGTTGTGGCGCATCTCCAAGAGAAACGAATCCATCTTCCTTAGGATATTTCAATTTGCTATTCTTAAGCGTTATGCGTCCATCGTTGTGATGTTTTTGCATCTCTTCAAAATCTTCAAAATCCTTGCTTTTCTTCAGATAGTGCCACGTACCAGCACTTATATTAAGCGTCTCTCGGATAGCGCTATTCCCTTTTGCGCGCTTTGGCAAAGTTGTCGCTATCCTTTTAAGGCCGTCATAATTTTCAGCCGTTATCTTTAATCTTGTTGTACGCATTTCTGCCTCCTTAATTTAGGCTACCCGCAGGTTGCCAGTTAACCGAACCGTTAGTATTAACAATGCTCTCACCAGGTGCAACCTTTAGTTCAGGCCGTGCTGGTAGTGCTTCAACTTTTAACGTACCGCTATATGTGGGGGTATCAACCACAACCACATTAACAGCCTTAGCAACACTAGCTATGAGTAGCAATAATGCCACAATAGCTAAAATGAAAATTAAACGTCTCACGATTTCTTACCTTTCTTAAATTGCTTAGTACCCCACTGGTGGTCTTTGTTGACCGCTAGTGTGTAAAACTTATAAACACTTTTCTTGTCGCCTGGGTCTGCCAATTCATATGTAGCGAACAAGTTTTCTTTCACTAGATAATGCAGTGCTATTTCGATTTCACAAGGCTTTAACCCACGGCACCAAGCCATAAGCGTACCTTCTTCTATATCGTTCTGGTCAGCGTTTGCACTAGCAACAGCCTTAACAAGCTCTTCTTGGACACGTACGTTATCTTGGCCAAAAGTCTCTCTGCTAAGACTGCCATAGGTGATAGGTACGATTGTCTCGATTGTATCTGTCAACTCACCTTTTTTATTCTTTTTGCGTGTGAACAACTCCATACGCTCACCGTCTTCTAAAGCATTGATGATGAATATAGGTGAAAACATTAATCTAACCGCTAGTTCGCTTATGGTCTCTTTAGGGTAACGCTCGTGCATTACTGCTATTTGCCACGCTATTTCGTTTGTTGTAGGTATCACTAGAACTCCTCGTCCACTTGTATGGGACTTAACTTTGGTTGTTCGGAAAAGTCAAACACGTTGTCTGTCTTAACCGTAACGCTTAATTTGTAATCTTTTAGGCTATTGCTAATGCTTTCAATCATAGCCTCGTCACGCTCTACACGGACAACAACAAACTTCTTGGTATTCTGGTTGCCGACTACATAGTCGCACCATTTTTTACCACTAGCCCATAATTGCCCCTGTATCTGTAGCATATGGTCACCTGGCACGCCATCGACTAGCACACTGCTAAAGCTGGCATCGTAAACCCACTTGCACTCTATCAGGCCTTCATCGCCAATTTCACCGTCTGGGCTGGCTACGAACACATCATTGTAGTAACAACCAACTGGTCGCACTATAACGTCATAGTGCTGCTCGTACTGTCGCTTAAGAAACTCCTCCATAATCTGGCCTTGCTCCATAGCGCTAGTAACAAACCTTGTAAACGGTACTTTGAACTCTGCCTCGAACGCTAACTCTCTTTCGTAGTCAGCACGTGCCTTAAGTGGCTGGCCCTTTACGCCTACCGCTAGCCAGTCTTTCAACCGACTAGCAGTAACTTTACCGACTCTTTGTTTAATCCACTCTGGGCTACCCTGCGGGTCGTCTGAACGACTAAAGGTCTGCTGGGACTTCGTCATCGCTTAATACCTCTCCACCACCAAAGGTGTCATCTACAGCTTTAACACCAGATTGCTTAGGCTTTGGCTCATAACCGAAGATATTGCGGTTATAACTTTGCTTAACTTCACCAGCCGCATTTGTATAGGTGTAGTCAGACTTTTCAACCTGATACCACGCTTCTTTGCCGATAAGTACTTCATTACAAAGTTTAATCAACTCATCACTGTTCTTAACCTTGTTGACCATATCACGTGCGCCATCTTCTTTGCCCTTTAAGGCGTTGTGTACGAAGATATTGCGAATTGAGTTAAATGTGAAAGCAATGGCTTTATCAGAGGTAAACCACATTCGGGCTGAACCCTCTTCACCGTTTTCACCGCCCACAATGAACTCGATAAATTCTTTGTCGTTATCGTTTTTACCACCTTCTACACCTAAGATAGTCACTTTGTGAATACCCTCGGTGAAGTACTGGCCCTGCTCTGCTTTATGTGAATCGTTAAAATCTGCCATTGTTATTTAGCCTCCTTAGCTGGTTTTACTGGGGCAAAGTACTTGCGTATTGCCTCATCTACTATTTTTAAATCGTTCGGTACAACTTCGGTATTAAACATACCTAACGGTGTCTTAACACCAGTGCCGTCCGTCCGCACCTTAAACACAAACTCACCGTCAGAAGTGATTTCATTGGTTATTAGAATGTTTGTTAGACCTTCTAACACAACCTTTTCACTTAACATCTTACCTGTGGTTTTGAACCTGATGCTACCATCTTCAGTATCAGCAGCGTGTGCCATAACATAAAACGTTTGGTCGCTGTCTTTTTTAATGATAGCCTGGAATATCTCAAACATATGCTGTGCCATCTGGGTGAACTTGGTATAGCCCACTTCGTTAACACGTGACATTTCTTCAAATGACATCAGGTAGTTAGCATCATCTATAACAACAATAGGTGCGTTAGCACGCTCGATAGCCGATACAACTTCTAGGTGGCTTTTGGGCACCATAGTGCTAATATCGCTACGGAACGGCAACTCTTTACCGCTACATAGAATCACGCTGGCCTCACCCTTTTTTAGGTTACGTAAGCTACTGGACTTACCAGTACCAGACTTGCTAATAACCAAGACTAATCTTGCCATATTAAACTCCTACTCTTACTTTAATCTTTTGCGCTGGGGTATCGTAACAGATGACGTTAATCGACCTATTTGGTACGCCCATCTGTTTTAGGGTATCTTTAATACTCGCTTGTTTCTTGAACAAACGATGTTTCTTAACTTCTTTACGGTACGCTTTATAAGCCACCATAATTTGCCCACGTGCGCTTTTAATCGCTTCTTTGCTCACCTTAAAACCTCCTTACTTAATAACCACGTTTCTTTAAGAACTCGTCAACAGCTTCAGTAACTACATACGTTAGCGTGCGTTTCTCTTTAGCCATATATGTTTTTACTCGGTCCGACAGTTCTTTGAGCACGTATACGCCCCAAGCTGATTTTTCAGCTCTATCTGGTCTTTGGTTGCTTGCCATAGTACTCCTTTCTTGGCTCAATTTTACCAAACAGTTCACGAATTGTCAAGTTACTTCATACCTACCTCCAGTTTCTGCTCTGCCAGCCAGACTTTTTCACTAAAGTCCATCTTGTGCTTAAGGGCTTTCCACACATCACTGTCTATACTGTCTTCAACAGATAGCAGATAAAATACTGTACGTTTCTTTTGCCCTGGCCTATGTGTGCGCCCTCTGGCTTGGTGAAAGTTAGCATATGAGTATGTAGGGCTTAAAAATATAGTCACGCTTGCATATGTTAGCTCAATGGCCGTACTGGCAGACTGATATTGTGCTAGTGTTACACTCGGTTTCATAGTGTCCCACCAATCTCGTGGTGGTAGCAAACTAGCGTGCCCAGACTGTTCGTATATAACACGCTTATCTTCTAAGCTACGCAAAACGTCTAGTATCATTTCACGCTCATTATCGAAGTTGTAAAACACCACAATATGCTCGTCTGTACTCTCTATTAGAGAACGCAGAGCATCTTTTCTTAGTGGTGTCAAACTCTGACGCAATCTAGCAAACAATTTGCTGGGGCTGTCAAGCAACTCACCATCTGGTGCAATACGCTTTTTCTGCATTTGCTTATAGTCTTTGGCAAACTTAGGCGGCATACTTATCTTTTCGCCTAAAGTTACAACCTCTGGTAATTCGATAATGCCATCACGGTCAAGCTTTTTACTAACGCTATTCCAAAACTTCTCCATTAAGCCGACTTCTTTGTAGCCCATAATTATAGGAAACCCTCTAGAACGGTCTATATTCATAAATCGCCTAACAAACTCGGTCTTATTGCGCGATAAACCAAACATAATTGCAAAGTTTTCCATACTTTTCCAACCGTTAGGTAGCGGTGTCGCGCTTAAGCCTATAAATTGGTCCGCCAACATAGACACGTGCCGAACTGCGCGCCCACGTCTAGTCTGGCTGTTACATATAAAGTGACACTCGTCTGCAATAACACATAAGTTTTCAACTTTCATATAAGCATCTGGCTTGCGTGCGAACTTATCATAAGACACTACCCACCAGTCATCTGGTTGTTCTGTGCCTAAGAACCTTTCAATCTCGCGTTGCCAGTCCTTAGTCTTTACCTTAGACGCTGGGGCAAGTATCAACAATGGTCTGCCTAGCCCGTGCTTTTTATAGTGTGCGAGGCTCATAACAGTTTTACCAGTGCCCACATCTGCGCCCATAATGCAGTTCTTGCCTAAAGTAGACAGATAGTCTTTCTGGTATTGGTATAACTTCATACGCTACTCCTCTAACCACATACAGAACGTGCAAAAGCCTATAAACATAAGCCAGCCGTTAGGTATAAAGAAACCTACTGCTACCAATAATGCGCCTAAAAATGCCCATATTGCCATAGCATACTCCTTTCTTAGTGCTCAGGGACTTGTGGCGCGTTTAGCAACAAACGGTATTATTTCAACCGACCACACCACAAGCTACCCCTAAGCGATGGACTTACATAACTCTACTTGGCAGGGGAGTTAACGCCACGTTAATTAGATAGCACCGTTCATAAGTTGCTTAGCTGTCATTATAGACACTCTAGCAACGTGGCTAGCATCACTAGGCTTTATACCTTTATGCAAGCCGTGGCGCTTAACTATCTCTTTATGCACACGCTCTAAAGACTCTGGCGCTGCTATATTGCGCAACTTAGACATAAACTCTTTAGTAGCCATAGTCTTGCCATTAGCGAATTTGATTTTATCTGCTACTAGAATATCAACAGCTTTTTTAACATCTTCTATACCCTCGCCAATAGTAGCATCGCCATCTTCATCAACACGCATTGTACCTATACAGTAACCAAACATTACCGCATATATGACATTAGACAATCGCTCAACACTTAATGGCTTAACACCGTCTGGTAAATCAGGGTTCTCCATTATGTGCTTAACCATAGCCATTAGTGCAATAGACAGCATTTCATCATCTATGTCGTGCAACTTGCCAGCCTCAGCCATTAAATTGCGTAAATGACCCGCCTTCATTCCAGCGCGTTCGTCAAAACGCTCTGCTAAATCACTTGGTACTATTACTGGGGTTGCTATAAATGTTTTCATAAAATCTCCTTTAACTTATAGATTCTCTTAAAAAGTTTAACAATACAGTCTTGGTTTGCTTTAAGTCATTTACGACCTTATGCTTGGGGACTTGTTGACCGCCCTCTAGCATACCTAGACCAAAAGCATTAACCATTGGGTAACGTGATAGTAACTGGTGCATTGGTGGGATAGTATCAGTATCAGTGTTGCTGTTTATAAAGCGACTATTAAACGTTTCAGCTTTTAAGTCAGCATTAACTACAGCTATACGTGATGGGCTATTACAAGGCGCACCGTCAGACAGCATTATAAATACAGGACGGCTATCGTGCGCCTTATTGCGCATTAGATAGTCTAAGGCGTACTCCATAGCCACTAAGTCAGCATTACCGCCATCGTGGGGTTGTTCATCGTTAATACGCCTACCGACAGTACAGTGGAAACCACCATTGGTCAGGTTGTTTATGCAACAGAGTGAGCTATGACCACTATTATCAAAGCGTTTGTGCTCTATAATGCGCCTAGCACTAAACCCAATAACTGCCACTTCTACACCACCAACTTTCTCTAAGTTCTTAGACACGTTAAGAGTCAACTCTTGTGCTAAGCGAGCCTTTTCACCACTCATAGAGCCACTCTCGTCTACGAGTAGCACAACAGAGTAATTGCGATGGCTGTCTTTACGGTTGTTCTGCTTAAAGACAGATTGTGAGTTAGTCTGGGTGCGTACTAGAGCCTTAAGGTCTAGCGAGCCTTTCTGCTTATTACGTAACTGTTTGCGCGCTCGGTTATTAACTAGAACCGATTGTAAGTTTTCAATAAACACTCTGTCCTCAGGTATAGGGGGTGTTTCTCCACCCCCATTACCTTGCTTATTGTCGCTATTGCCCTGCCCATTAGCCTCGTTATCAGAGGGTGGTGGTGTACCAGCTTGCTGTTGTGTGCCACTACTGGGGTCATCGTGTAGACGCTTAATCTCTGTAAGCCTATCATCTACAACTTCTGCGCTATACTTATGACCTTGTGGGGTTTGGAATACAATCTGCATCTTAGACCTCGATTCCGAGCTTTTTGTAGATTTCAGCCTTAGCGTCATCATAGCCCTTTTGGTACGTTTCTTTCTCTTTAGTCTGTAAAGAGGCTGCCTCGTCTTTTAGAGTTTGTGCGATAGTTTTAACTTCTTCACGAGCCTTAGCAAGATTAGAATTTACTTCTTGCGTAACTTCTTCAATAATGCGCTCACGCTTATAAGCAATTTCTTGGACTTTCTCTAGTGCGTTAATGAGCTTGTCAGCATCAGCACGCAAGATAGAACGTGTATGTTCAGAGCAGTCCATATCGCTTAAGTATTTACTAATCTTGTTCTCTAGCTCTTCACGATACTCTGATGTAGAGGCACTCTCACGAATAGCATCGTTTAAAACGCGCAATAAATCACGCTTATCACTGTCAGCCTTGTTTAGAATAGTGTGCTGATACGCTTTAGTGATGTCCTTAAGCTTAACAGTCATCTGTGCCCAGTAAATCAAATCACGTGTGCTAATAGGAAAGCTAAGTTGCTCGTTATGCAACTTCTCACGTGCTATACGCGCTGTTTCTGTCATAATCAGCAAGTCGTTCTTGCTAACATCTGGCACAACA